ACCTGAAAGAGCTCAATTAGAAAAACAAAAAGCCCAAAAGGAAATGGCAGAGTCGATTGAGAAGGTAAAACAACAATTGATGTCTGAAATGCAGGAAGCTGCTTCAAGGACTGAAAATAGTATTGTGTCTGACAAAGAATACAAAGTTTTAATGGAGAATGCTGAAATTGCGTCAACAATCATACAAGCCAATAAGTTTCATCAAAGTAGAATAAAATTAACTTGTTCATTAGGAGAAGAAACGTTTTTGTATGAATATATACTTCCTATATCAGAATACAATATAGTTCCAATACCATATACTTACACTGGTACTCCATACCCAATGTCAGCTATTGTTCCTTTAATTGGAAAACAGCAAGAGATTAATAAAGCTCATCAGATTATGATTCATAATGCGAATCTAGCTTCTAATCTTAGATGGTTATACGAAGAAGGTTCTATTCCTGAGGAAGAGTGGGAACAATATTCTTCTTCAGCAGGTGCTTTACTGAAATTTAGACAAGGATTTACACCTCCAACTCCAGTTCAGCCAGCAGCTATTAATAATGCTTTTTATACTATTACTCAAGAGGGTAAGCAGGATGTAGAGTATATTAGTGGTATTTATTCATCAATGATGGGAAATACTAAAGACCAACCTGAAACTTATAGAGGTCTTCTTGCTAACGATGAATATGGAACACGAAGAATTAAAGCATGGATGCAGTCTATGGTAGAACCGTGCTTAGAGCACTTGGGCAGGGTGTTTAAAGAAATTGCTCAAAAAACATATACGACTAATAAGGTTTTTAGAATAGTCCAACCAGAGGCTGGTCAGTCAATACAAGAGGCTGATGAGAAGAAAGTCGAAATAAATATTCCGATATACAACGATTATGGAAAAGCTGTTGGTAAATGGATGGATTATGAAACATCGAGATTTGATGTAAGAATAGTAGCAGGTGCTTCAATGCCTATCAATAGGTGGGCTCTTATAGAAGAATATTTCAGATGGTTCCAGGCTGGTCTAATAGATGACATAGCTATGTTAGCAGAAACTGATATTCGTGGTAAAAAACAAATTGCCGCTAGAAAATCATTATATGCACAATTGCAATCACAATTAGAACAATTACAAGAAGCCGTTAAAGATAAGGAGGGAACTATTGAAACCTTAGAGCGTCAGTTAGTCCAATCAGGTATAAAGGACAAGATTAGAAGCGCTGAACATGAGACTAAGAAAGATGTTCTACAGACGCAGGCTCAACAACGCATGGTTAGAGGTCTAATGCAAGGTGAATTGAGCAATTTCAAGAAAGACCTCAGGCGTGAAATTGATAGGGCAAAAGACAGTGCTAAAACAGAAGAATAGTATTGTATTAATGCTTGTCAAATTACTAAATTTCATGCCAAGTAAAGGAGTATAAGAATTATGGCAGATGTACAAACAGGCAACACTCAGAAAGAGTCCCCTGATGTGGACATTCTTAATTTACAAGAACAATCACAAGGAGACGATGAATCTCAGGCATTTTTTGATGACCTAGATAAACAAGTCAATAGTGTGGTTTATGAAGATGATATTACTCAGCTAACCTCAGATATGGCGACCAATAACACGGTTGAACAGAGCCCTGAAGTAAAAACCGCAGGAGATACTTCCCATAACACGGATGTCGACAACCTGCAGAATCGCTATTCTGCTTCAAGTAGAGAAGCTAAGAGATTAAATACTAAGCTTAACGAACTTGAGCCTTATATGCCGATTTTAAACGCGATGAAAGACGACCCCAATCTAATTTCTCATGTGAGAGGCTATTTTGAGGGTGGTGGAAACGCGCCTAATAGTATGAAGGAAGAACTTCAATTAGGAGAGGATTTTATGTTTGACGGGAATGACGCTTTTGATAATCCAGATTCGGATTCAGCAAGGGTACTCAATGCAACCATAGATGGGTTAGTGCAGAAAAGGCTAAACGACTACGCAGTTAATCAGAAACAAGAAAATGCTAGACTCGCTTCTGAGAGCGATTTTAGACAAAGATACGAACTTTCTGAGGATGAGTGGACAGATTTGGTTTCTTTTGCGAAGAGTAAACAACTTGATTTAGAAGATATCTATTATTTAAAAAATAGAGAGAATAGGGAACAAAATATCCAACGCTCAGCTCAAGAAGAAGTCGGAAGACAAATGCAAAATGTAAGGCAACGTCCTCAATCATTAGCAGCTTCAGGAGCATCCCAAGAGCAATCAGAATCTCCAGATGATGAAGTTTTCGACAAGCTATTAGGCGGTGAAGATACAATAAACCGTCTACTAGGCTAACGGTCGAATAGCCATTATATAGTAGACAAATAACGACTGGAGTTTTATAATGGCACAATCAGACGCTACTTATCCAGTAGCTACCCCATTATTTCAAAAACACAGTACGGGATTAACTGAAGGCTATGCGGCATCACAGGGCTCGTCGCTCGGTACTGGTGACCTTCGGAGAAAGTATAATTTCGCTGAGAGATTTACTGAGTTAGCAATTGCGCAAACTCCTTTCTTCAGAATGGTCGCTAAGGTAGCGAAGAAACCTACGGATGACCCATCTTTCAAGTTTACTGAGAAACGTCAGTCTTGGATGAAACGCTATTGTTATGTAGTTGGCATGATTAACAGTGGGACAACGGATGTATTTGACGATGCAACCTTAACCGCTCACGGTGGTGACGCTACAATTGCAACTGCTGATGTCTTGAAACTGTATATGGCTACTGATTATAAATCAGCTGGTAATATTCAAAATATTTCAGGTCAATCAAATGGTGCTATCGCAATTGGCGCAGCAGGGACAGCCCCTGAATTCCTAATGGAGAATCAGATTATCCAAGTTAACCTATCAGGCACTACTGGTGGCGGAACCGCTGTATCAGATTACGTCTTAGCACGTATCACTGCAGTAGGGGCCGAAGCTACCAAAAATAGCATGCAGGTTAAATTGGTGACTGCTTCTGTTATCAGAGCAGCTTCTGGTGAAGTTACTTCTTTTGCAAGTGACGCGCCAGTGAGCACTGCTTATAATGTAGACATCGCTTCGGCTCTTGAGCCAATGCGTTGCTATGTTGTAGGTAACTCTCATGCAGAGGGCTCTTCATTAGTAGGCAAGACGTGGAAAGACAATCCTTATAGTACAGGTTACGGACAGACTCAAATCTTCCGTAGCGAATTTGGTATGACCAATACTGCTAGAGCTACCGTGCTCAAATACGAACCTAATGAATGGGCTCGTGTATGGCGTGATAAACTCATTGAGCATAAATGGGATATCGAACAAGCTGCACTATTCTCGTCTCAGTTTACAGACGCTGCAGGTGTTACTCATACACAAGGAGCAGTTGACTACGTTTTGAATTACGGCAACCAATTTGGTTGGACTACTTCAAAAACTGTCGATGATTTCCTTGATGATATCAGTAAATATGTAGACCCTCGTTATAATCAATCCAGAGCCACAGTATATTTCTGTAGCACTGATGTTTATAACTGGCTACATAAGCTAGGTGGTTATTTCTCACAAAACTTGGGTATTGATACTCAGTTTAGTGCTGATTTAGCTATCACTGGCCGCAAAAAGGTCTTAGGACTCGATATGACTACAATCGCAACTCCTTATGGAGATATGAATGTAACTCGTTGTATCGCCCTTGACCGTAGCGCAGTTAAAATACTTGGTGTGAATTTAAATCACGTCAAGTACCGTCCGCTAGTTGGAAATGGTATGTCACGTGACACATCAGTTTATGTAGGTGTTCAATCTTTAGAAAACACTGGAACTGATAAACGTGTAGATATGATTCTAACAGAGTCAGGCTTTGAATATCAAATGCCTGAAGCACACGCTGTCTGGAAATAGGCAATAACGTACTGGGTGCGGGGCTTAGGGTTTTTCACCTCCTTTCTGCCTTTTGCCCCAAACCTGGTAGTTGTAACAAGGAATTAAAATGGCTATAAAGCTTTGGGAAAAAGTAAATAGTATAACAGGACAAACCAGTAAGAGTAGGAAACTTCTTCCTTCTTTAGAAGCTGGTGCAAGATTTTTAGTTGCTTCTCTTCCTGAGAAGTTCTTATGGAGTATTGCATCCACTATTGAAGTAAATGGGTGGTCTAGTACTCAAACGGCATCTGTAACGGTTTCGTGTACGACCACTGGAGATAGTCCTACCGTGACATTAAGTTCTACGACTGGTTTACAAGTAGGAATGCTAGTATCAGGGACTGGAATACCAACTGGTACGACTATTTCTTCAATTGTAGCAAATACAAGTTTAGGTCTCAGTAAAGATGCTACCGCATCTGGCACTGTGAATTTAGTTTTTAAACATGCCCTGGGTGAGGGTTCAGGGATATCATACGACAAGATTTTATCGGTTTATAGAGAGGATGGTTTCGATTCTAACGGGAATAAAGTAAAAAGAATAGCAGAAGAGGTATCTGATAGGGGAGTTCACATATTTGATGAAGCTAATTCCCTATTAAGA